CAACTGAAGGCGATGCGGCAAGGGAATATCACCATGATGATCTGGCTGGGCAAGCAGTGCCTCGGCCAGACGGACAAGCAGGAGATCAGCGAGCATGGAGGCACGCTGCGAATCGTCGAGCGGATCGAACCCGCCGGCCCCGGAACAGAACCCGGATCGGATCACGGTTCGCCTGACGCGCCAGCAACGTGATTTCACGTGGGCCGCAACTCCAAGGGTGGCCTATGTCGGGGGACGCGGCGCGGGGAAAACCTTCGCCGGGTGCCATCGCACGCTCATGCGCGCCGAGCCGGGCGGCACGTACCTGGTCGCCGCCCCCACCTACCCGATGCTCTGGGATATCACCATCCCGCCCCTGCTGGAGCGGGCCAAGGCGTTCCGGTTCTTGAAGTCGTTCCACATGAGCCGCCTGGTCATGACGCTGGGCAACGGCGCGCGGCTGCTGCTCAGGAGTGCCGATAACCCCGACCGGCTCCGCGGGCCGAACCTCTCGGGCATGTGGCTCGACGAGGCCAGCCTGATGTCGGAGGAGGCGCTCAACGTCGCGCGGCTCACCCTGCGCGAGCGGCCCGGGGCGTGGCTGGCCGGTACGTTCACGCCGCGCGGGCGATCGCACTGGACCTACCGCACCTTCGCGTGCGGCGGCGAGCACGTGACGCTCTGCCACGCCGCGACGTTCGACAACCCGTTTCTGCCCAAGGACTTCCTGGACCTGGCCAAGAGTGAATACGCGGGCCTCCAGGCCAGGCAGGAACTCCTCGGCGAGTTCATCGAGGCGGCCGGCGTCGAGTGGCCGGCCGAGTACTGGGGCGATTGGGTTCTGGTGGCGCCGGAGTCGATGCCGGGGCTGGACCGCTACCAGTGCCGCATGATCGCCGTGGACCCCAGCTTAGGCCGACTGGACCGCAAGGGCGATTACTCGGCCATCATTAAACTCGGCATCGCCGAGGGCCTGCTGTGGATCCACGCGGACCTCGAGCGCCGCCGGCCGGACAAGCTGGTGCGCGACACGCTCCAGGCGTGCGACGACTTCAAGCCGCACTGGGTGGGGATCGAGGCCAACCAGTTCCAGGAGCTTTTGGTGCATGAGTTCCACCGCGCGAGCAAGGGCCGGTTCGGCATCGCGCAGCCGCTGGTGGCGATCAAGAACACGGTGAACAAGCTCACCCGCATCCGCCGGCTGGGCCCCTACGTCGTCCGGCGCGAGTTGCGGATTGCCGACACGCCCGGCGGCAACCTGCTGCTGGACCAGTTGCGCGACTTCCCCGAAGGGCAGCATGACGACGGGCCCGACGCCCTGGAGATGGCCGTGCGGATGATCCTGGAGTTGGGCGGCGGCGGGCCGCCCTCGGAGTCGGGCGAGATGACCGACGAAAACCAAGCCGCGGCCCATGCCGCATGAAAGGACGGAACCGATGCAGGACCCCAAGCAAGACGCACTCGCGAAACCGCTCGTCACACTGCAAGAGGCCATTCAGTGGCTCGCGCGAGACGATCCGGATTACCCGAAGCCGACCGTTCGCAGCAGCGGCATCCCGACCGCCGAGGAGCTGCGCATGCTCCGCGACGAGTCGCGATGGTTCGCCCGCCGGCAGCCGTTCTACATCTCGGCCCTGGTCAACCGCATCAATTACCTTGTGGGCTCCGGGCACCGCTACACGATCCGTGCCAGGAAGGGCCAGGAGATCGACGATCAGACGCTGGAGCGGGCCACCGGCGAGATCGAGGAGTTCACCGAGCGTGTTGGCTGGCAGTTCCGCCAGGAGGAAATTCAGCGGCGGCTCGACCGGGACGGGGAGGCATTCCTGCGGTTCTTCCGCCTGGCCGATGGCCGCCTGGATATCCGCTTCATCGAGCCCGAGCGGATCCGCACGCCGCCGGGCCACCTGGCCAACCCGCCGGTGCGCTCCGGCGTGGAGCACGCGCCGGGCGACGAAGAGACGGCCGTGGCCTACTGGTACCAGTCCGACCCCTCCCGGCCCGACCGGTTCGAGCGGATCGAGGCGGCCGAGATCCAGCACCGCCGCGCGGGCGTCGATAGCACGTGGCCGCGGGGATTGCCCTTGAGCGAGGGCATCGCCGACAACCTCAGGCGTAGCTGGAAGCTGCTGCGCAACATCACGACCGTGGCGGGCATCCAGGCGGCCATTGCAATCGTCCGCAAGCACAACCGGGCCACCGGGGGCACGGTGCAGGAGTACGCCGCCCGGGCCGCGCAGCAGAACAATCCGGGCACGGGCACGGCCACGGAGGACTATCAGCGCTTCGTGCCCGGCGCGATTGTCGATACGCCCAGCGGGGTCGAGTACGATTTCCCGGCCGGTGGGATCGACGTGGCGAAGTTCACCGCCGGCGTGCAGGCGGAGCTGCGGGCCATGGCCTCGGCGCTCGTGATGCCCGAGTTCATGCTCACCGCCGACGCGAGCAACGCGAACTACAGTAGCACGATGGTGGCTGAAGGCCCCTCGGTCAAGAACTTCGAGCGGCTGCAATCGAGCATCATCTGGGCGGACTGCGAGGTCCTCCGCCGCGTGCTCCAAGAGGCCGAGAGCGCCGGCCGGCTGCCGGAGGGTCTGCATCGCATGGTGGTGATCGACGGGGAGGCCCCGCTCACCCAGGCACGCGACCGGCTGGCAGAGGCGCAGGCCGACGAAATCCATGTCCGCAACGGCGCCATGAGCCCGCAGACGATGGCCGGCCGCGACGGCCGCGACTGGGGTCAAGAGCGCGAGCTGATGGACGCGGCCGAAGAGGCGACGGGCATCGGGCTGGGGATAGGCGGGTCATTAGGGACCCAAGGGACCGAAGGGACCGAAGGGACCGCTGACACCTGACACCTGACACCCCCAGCTTCCAGCTCCTAACTTCCAGCTCCCAATATGACCGACCGCCAACAAGAGCGACTCGTACGCGAACGCCTGGCCGCAAGGATGCACCAACGGCAAGCGGCGTTGCTGCGCCGGAGCCTGGCTCTGACGCGGCGGCTCAGGCGGCTGTACGCCGAGGCGGCAAAGCGGATCGCCGCGCGGGCGGCGAAGGACGGGACCGCGGGGATCGGGGATTTCGAGCGGACGATCGACGGCGAACTGCGGGGTGTGGCGAGCGAGCTGCGACGGGAGCTGGCGGCCGTAGCCGTGGAGGCCCACCGCCTGACGCGCAAGGCCATGATGGACGCCGTGCCACTCTGGTGGCTGGCGGCCTACGCCCGCCGGCGCGTGCTGCCGGTCCGGGAACGCGAGGACCGCGATGCGGCGGCCGAAATGCAGATCCTGGCCGACCTAGACCGGGCGCTCGAGCTACCGAAGGCGGAGGCGAAGGCCCTGGTGCAGTCGCTGCTGTTCCCGCCGCCGTCGCCCGAGGCGGTCGACGCGATGCTCTCGGCCCCGGGGCCCGGCGGCATCCCCTGGGACGATCGCCTCCGGCACTGGGAGCGTGGCACGCGAGACGCCATGCGGCGCGAGTTGTCCGCAGGGGTGGGCGCGGGCGCGAACGTGGCCGGGCTGGAAAAGCGGCTCCGGCCGCTTGCCGATGGAATGTCCTACAAGGCCCAGCGGATTGCTCGGACCGAGGCGGCCCGGGTGGGCCACCGCATGAACGAGGCGGCCTACGACGCGATGGGGGACGCCGTCGAGGCGAAGATTCTCAGCAGCGTGATGGACGAGTTCACCCGGCCGGAGCACGCGGTACGCAACGGCCGGCGTTTCGTGCGCGGCGCCGATGGCGTCTACCGGGACGGCGCGGGCAACGTGATTCCCGACCTGCCCGACGCGCCCAACTGCCGGTGCGGCGTGGTGCCCGACCTGGGCATGCCCGAGTACCTGCGCCAGGACCCCGGAGCGAGGGCGGCCTATGAAAAGGCCGCGGCCGACCTGGTGCCCGACCCGGCCAGCTACGCCGATTGGTGGCAGCAGGCGGGCGAGCGCGAGCGCATGACGGCCGTTGGCGTGCGCCGGTACCATGCGGCCGAGAAGACCCTGGGCCGCAAACCCGACTGGCCCGACCTGCTGGATCCGGAGGGCAAGCTGCTTTCCGTCGAGCGGATCCGCGGGGAGGCCGGCGAGGACCGCGAGCAACGCTTGCGGCGAGTGTCGGCGATGTTGACGCAACGGAAGGCACAATTCGCGCAGGCTGCCAGTGGCGGCTTCGGGGGCCCTGCGCCGCCAGATCCGGTTCCGCCGCCCGCAACCGGCAGGCAGGAGGTTCACCAGTCGGCGGATATTGCGGAGGCGGAGCGGTGGGCCCTGGAGAATGTGCCAGGGCTTCGATCCTGCAACTTCTCCGGAATGGACCTGGATGTCGCCAACGCCACCGCCAGCGCGGCAAGCCAAATCGCCAGGCGGTTCGGCATCGAGGTGCCCAAGATCGGGTCCATGCAGGATCTGGGATACCGGCTGACTAACCCGATGGCGGCCGACGCCCCCGGAATCGGGATCAATAAGGCGCACTGGACCGGTAACGAGAGGGCGATCCTGGAACGGTGGCTGGTCAACAGCCGACATCGCGCCGGGTGCTCCCGCGATGCCTACTCCTACGTCGCCCACGAAATGGCGCACGTCCTGCACGCCAGAAGCCCCCGCGCCTCGTCTCTGCGGTCCGTAGTTGACAAGTACCGCAGGAGCATGAAACAATCAGGGGTACGCGAGGAACTTGGCGGCTACGCCTGGGACGCCAACGGGAACCGTAACGCGATTCCGTGGAAAGAAACTTGGGCCGAGGCGTTTTCCGCGTGGTGGAGCGATCGGGCGTCCTGTAGCCCCGAGACGATCGCGATGGTCGAGGCGGGGCTGAAGGTACTCTATCCGGGGAGTCTGCCATGATCGACGTTCCGAACTGCATATACTGCAAGCACTTTCATGGCGATTCTGCCAACCCGGCCTGCGATGCCTTTGATGCGATCCCCGCGGGGATCTGGAAGAACCATGTCGATCACCGAAACCCCTACCCGGGCGACCGCGGTGTGCAGTACGAACCGATAAGCGACGATTCGCCCTTCACACCGTCATCTGAGTACAACATCCCAGCCGAATAGCCCCCTTGTCCCGTACCCAGACCGCCGAAAAGCGGGACGCGGCCCTAAAACGCCCCAGTGGCCCTTCTCGTGCGACCCTCGCCAAGCAGGCTCGCGGGCCGCATTGCCCGCTCGGGACGCAACGGCGCCCCTTCCCCGCCCCTTCCCCGGGCTGATTCTGGCAGAAAATCCAAAAGTCACGGCGCGCCGGGGGCCCTGGTGTGCTAGATTGCCGGGAACCAGACCGCCTCGGCAAGACGCCGGGCGGCGAAACGCTACCACGGATGGACGGGATCTATGGGTGTTGCAGGTCAGGGAACGGGATCGGGAGCCGGCGGGACTGCCAGGGATGGCGCCTGCCGGCTTCTTGAATTCGTGGCGGTCCGAGGTCGACCGCCAGGCGGGCCTGATCTCGGGAGTGAAGATCCTCGGAGCCCAGTCTCGCAACAACCGCGAATACTCACCCGCCGCGCTGCGGGAAGCCCTCGACAAACGGCTCTACGAGGGCCGACCGGTCAACGTCGACCACGTCGAGGGGCAGCGCCGCAGCTATCGCGATCGGATCGGCAGGCTGCAAAACGTCGCCCTGCGTGAGGACGGCATCTACGGCGACCTGCACGTCAACTCCGCGCACCCGCTCGCAGAGCAGCTCTTCTGGGACGCCGAACACGCACCGGAGAACGTGGGCCTCTCCCACGACGCCCGCGGCAAGACGGCCGTCCGAGGCGGCAAGGTCATTGTCGAGAGCATCGAGCTGGTGCGCAGCGTCGACCTGGTCGCCGATCCGGCAACCACCGCCGGACTGTTCGAGGGCGAGCTGCGCGACAAGATCGACGCGGACGCCCGGGATGCGGTCATCCGCAAGGTGAACGGCACGGCCATGGACCTGATCCAGCAGGCCGTATGGGACGAAGAC